CCGTTGAAGAAGTTGCAGCCGATGCTCAAAAACACTCTGATGATATCAATGAATTAGGAAAGTTGGAGAATTAAACATGCAGCCTGGCTATAGAAAAGTAACAAACTCTGTTGTATCAATAGGCGACAGCACTGGCTTTATGAATCAGACAAGTGTCGAGGAACTTGTTCGTCAAATGTCAACATCAGAGGAGTTTTATGAAATAGAACCAGCAGAGGTTATGAAATGTCATTTAAATCCAAAAGATAAAGATTTTCCATTAGGGAATGATGGTAATGTAGACTTATCAATGTTGGGCGCTGTTACACTAAATCTCAAATATAGTCAAAGAATGGGAGAGAAACTTGATGAACTAGCAAAACCAATATCGCCTCATATTATTCAATATCCGATTAAAGGAGAAATAGTAAATGTAGCAAGTTACTTAGGACAACTGTATTATTTCAATCCTTTGAATTTGTTAGGCAAAACAAATATGAATAGGGTTCCACTTGCAAAAGGTGATGGTAAACCATATGAACAATTAACCAACTTCAACAGAAAAATTTATTGTGAACAAGGAGACACTATATTTCAAGGAAGATTTGGACAATCATTACACTTTGGTAGTGATAAAAATTTTGTACAACCGTATGTAAAACTCACCGTAGGACAGAACAAAAGTGCTGCAAATTTGATTGCAAAAAGATTTAATGAAGACACACCGCATGTAGAAGATGTGAATTTAGATGAAGCAAATATCTATATTACTAATAACGGACATGTACCTTTGAGAAACGCCTCTCCAAGTCAAATGTTATCTCAAAATTTAGGCGGAAGACTGAGTTCTGTCATATCTCTCAATTCCGATAGTATATCTTTAAACGCAAAAGGTCTTGGAGAAAAATCGACACCTGGCGGAGATATTTTTGGATTTGCAGATAGAAATATTAATCTATCTGCACAATCATCTATTAATTTAGAAACAGAGGATGGGAGTGTTAATTTGGGAACATATGTTGGTGATGATAAAGCAGGCCCTGCAGTTTTAGGAAATGCTTTATCTTTATTCTTGGATGATATATTATTAGCAAATGAAGTATTTATTGGGATGATAATGGAGGCAAAAGCCGAAAAAGATATACAAGATGCATATGCAGCTTTAAAGAAAAAAATAGGAGAGTTTAGATTTGAATTAAAAAATGTACCAAGATTTCATAGTGATAAAGTTTATGTTCCAAATCGAAAAGACAATATTGATGATGAACTAGATGACTTATCATTGGAAACCGTTGGTACAAAATTCAGTAATGTTACATGGGAAGAGTTAGACGAAAATAGTTTTGCACAGGAAGATATACAAGAGGTAGATAGTCCAACAGCAACGGCAGGAGTCAGGACATAATGGGATTAGGAGACAACGTAAGAAAATTTATAAATAGAAGCATCAATAGTCCATTGGATGTTCTCACAAAAGATTCAAACAAATTAGTTTCGAAGATTAGGTCGGGAAAAGGTGGTTCAGGCACTATAGACGAAGTGAATAAAATATTAGACAGAATAACTAATTTGGAAAATGCACAAGTCACTATAGATAATTTTAGGAAGCAACTATCAAGTTTGCTCAGAACATCTAAATCTGGTTTAAAAGGTGCGGAAAAGCTTAGAGAGGCCAATATCATAGGTTCAGCATTGAATCCGGCAGCTGCTGCTATTTCTTTGGTACAAGAAAAACTTATGGAAAAGTTTAAAAAAGAGATAGAAGATTTGGGAAGTGTAACCGATATTTTAGAACCCACTTTAGGCGGACTTAAATTAACCACCACACAGATCAAAGATAAATTACAAAAGGCGGTTAAAGATAAAGAAGAAGCTGATAAAGTTAATGAGCAAAAAAACAAACAGTTAGGAATTAAATAAATAATTAAAAGTAAATATTTATATAAAATAGGAGTTATTATGGCTAAGAAAACAAAAGTACTTGTAAATTTAATTAGAGAAGTGGTGAAACAAGAAGTCAAAAAACAGATGACAGATATATTTATTAATGAAGGTAAGAAAGCAGTAGTGACAAAATCCAACAGTGGTTTTGATGTGCCTGATATTTTACCCAAACCAAAAGAACAAAAGACTTATGTCAAAGATCCTGTTCTCAACAATATACTTAATGAAACAGCACACTCACAGGAAATGGAAGAGTATCCAACTATGGGTGGTGGAACATTTGACACTTCAAGAATGGCAGAAGCTTTGGGTTACGGAAATATGTTAGGTAATGCGGAAAGTCAAAGACAAGCATCAGCTATTCAAACTGCACAAGCTGCTGGTGCCGACACATCTAATCCAGCAGTACAGGATGTAATGACAAATTTAACTAAAGATTATAGAGGAGTGATGGCAGCATTAGATAAAAAAGATGGAAAGAAATAATGTCTAATTTAGAAAAGGATTTAAATCCAGATGTTTTTATAGGAATATCTTTACCACTAGAATATGGTAATCAGGGTTTTTTTAATAAAACGAGAACAACACTGGCACAGACACGCTCTAACATAAGAAACTTATTATTAACAATTAGAGGTGAGCGTTTAGGAAACCCTACCTTTGGAAGTGATTTGATGCGAGTCATATTTGAGCCAGATGATGGAAATATTGGTGAAAAAGTAGAAGAGACTATCAGAGCTTCTATTAGTGAATGGCTACCTTATGTGAAAGTGGAAAATGTAGAAACGACATCTGATGAAAGAAATCCTAACAAAATTAATGTCAAAATCGATTTCTCTATTGATATAGACCAAAGAGTTGCTACGTTAGATTTAAATCTACGACAAGCGGATTTATCGACTGTAGGTGGTAGCAGTGGCGAAACCATGTACGATGAAGAATCGGATTTATTAATAGGACCTGATGAATATGATACACTAGACCCTTTCTATACTTTGTAAATGGAGAAAATTAATGCCGTATAATGTACCGAAAACATCTAAAAAAGAAGTAAGATATTTGAACAAAGACTTTAGTTCATTTAAAGCAAATTTGATTGAGTTTGCAAAAATTTACTATCCAAATACATTCAACGATTTTAACGAATCATCGCCTGGTATGATGTTTATCGAAATGGCTTCATATGTTGGAGATGTGCTATCCTACTATGTGGACAACCAATTCAAAGAAAGTTTATTAGCATTTGCTGAAGAAAAAAGAACTGTTTATAATATGGCACAATCTTTTGGATATAAACCAAAATTAGCCACACCATCTTTTGGTGAACTTGAAGTAATGCAGTTGGTTCCAGCAGCTTCTTCAGGCACAGGTGCTGATTTCAAAGTTTTTCCCAACTTAGATTATGCGATGAAGATTGACGCAGGAATGAGATTATCTTCAGATACAGGAATTGCATTTAGGACAACAACTGATGTAAACTTCAAATTTTCAAGTTCCTATGACCCAATGTCGAAAACCGTATACGAAAGTTCAGGTAACATTCCTGTGACATATCTGCTCAAAAAAACTGTTAAGATAGAAAGCGGTGAAGTTGCAACGGAAAGATTTAGTTTTGGTGACGCAGAAAAGTATGCAAGAATAGCATTAGCAAATCCAAATGTCACAGAAATAATATCGTGTACAGATGATGATGGTAATAGTTGGTATGAAGTTCCATTTTTAGCGCAAGACACCGTATACATAGATGAGGAGAATGAAAATACAGAAGGTAATGATGACTTTCAATTTGCTGACCAAGCACCTTACTTACTAAAATTATTGAAAACTGCACGTAGGTTTACCTGTTATGTGAGAACCGACAATCGTACAGAGCTTAGATTCGGTGCAGGTATATCTGATAGTCCTGATGAAGAGTTGGTTCCTAATCCTGATTCAGTTGGTTCTACTTTGCCTGGTTCACCAACTTATTTGGGTACTGCATTCGATCCGTCTAATTTTTTAAATACAAGAACCTACGGGCAGGCACCATCGAATACAACACTTGTAATAACATACAGACACGGTGGTGGTGTCAGTCATAATGTGACATCGAATTCTATAACTTCAATTATAGATCAAACTATTAACCTCAATGAAGTAGGTTTAGATGCGGGATTGGTTGATACTGTTAAAGACTCAGTTGTCGTAATCAACCCTGAACCTACATCTGGTGGTAAGGGAGCAGAAAGCGTTGGGGAAGTTAAACAAAATGTATTATCCTACTTTCAAGCTCAGTCACGTGCAGTCACCAAAGCAGATTATGTGACAAGGGTGTATGCTTTGCCACCTAAATACGGGAATATTGCTAAAGCTTACATAGTACAGGACTCTCAAATTGATCCAGGCCCTGCAAACACTTTTACTTTGCCAGGTATGAAAAAAAGAATTGAGAATCCGTTAGCGCTAAATATGTACATTTTGGGATATGATGCGGGTAAACGACTCACTCAGGTGAATAGAGCAGTCAAAGAAAATATTCAAACATATCTAACACAATTCAGAATGATTACAGACGCTGTTAATATAAAAGATGCCTATGTCATAAACATAGGTGTCAAGTTCAACTTATTGGCTAAGTCAGGTTATAATAAAGAACAAGTCGTATTACAGTCGGTACAAAAAGTTAGAGATTTTTTCGATACTGATAAATGGCAGATAGGACAACCAATAGTTTTATCAGACCTAGCATATCAAATATCTTTAGTTGATGGTGTTGCTGCCGTTGTACCGCCAGACGATGTTGATGAAGAAGTAAGTTCACAAGATAGACCACCTGTACAGATTGTCAATAAGTTCAATACAGCTGAGGGATATTCGGGTAATCTATACGATATAAAAAGTGCAACAAAAGGTGGAGTTGTATATCCATCTATGGACCCAAGCTGCTTTGAACTAAAATTTCCATCTATAGATATTGAAGGCAAATGTGTAGGAGATGCCAGTGGTGGTGGTTCTGCCGGAGGTAGTTACTAATGCATTATTTTATTTTTCCAGACATTGACACAACTTTGTATCAGGCTTCAAGTAGTAAGAATACAGGTCTAGATGAAATATTAGAGGTACAAAAAAATATGAAGAGTGATGGAACTAATATAAAAGTTTCTCGCATCCTTATTAAATTTGATTTATCCTACATTTCACAATCAATTGTAAGAGGACAGATTGTAAACCCTAAATTTTATTTAAATATGTATGATGCAAATCCTACTGATTTATCATATAGTCAATCTTTGTGGGCTTGGCCTGTCAGTCAAAGTTGGGTTGAAGGGGAAGGATTTGATATGGATAATCCCACTACGACACAGGGTGCTAGTTGGGCTTACAAAACAGGTGCAGAAGAAGAAGACTTTTGGGAATCAGCACCTGCTTCTTCATCATTCACTAATGAACAAGGTGGGACTTGGCATGATGAAGTCTATGCATCACAGTCTTTCTTTTGGTCGACTGGTGATATGAGAATGGATGTTACTCCGATTGTAAATAAGTGGTTAGACGAAACTTACACTAACGAAGGATTTATAGTAAGAAGAAGTGGAAGCATCAAAGTAACAGATAATGGTGTGACAGTCAAAAGTGGTTCTGGTGATGAAGGTAATAGTGACCACTTAGGTAATTTTAAATTTTTCTCAAGACAAACAAATACTATATATCCACCAAAATTAGAAGTTGAATGGTTTGATACAAAGTGGAGTACAGGCTCTTTGTCACCACTATCATCAACCGACATTGAAGATTTACAATTCTATATGAAAAGTTTAAGACCTGAATATAAAGAAAAATCAAGAGTGAGATTCAGAGTAGTTGGGAGAGAAAGATATCCTACAAAATCCTATTCCAACACTTCCTCTGAGTTTCTCACAGCTAAATATCTACCAAGCGGCAGCATCGACAGTATAGGTGGTGACGGTGCTTATTATTCGGTAATTGATGACCAAACAGGTGATGTTATCATACCTTTCGGAACTGGCTCTTTGATAAGTTGCGATTCCACAGGTAATTATTTCAATCTATGGCTAGATGGATTACAGGCAGAGAGATATTATAAATTCGAATTTAAAGTTGTAAGCGGAAGTAATACAGATGAAGAAACTGTACAATACTTCGATGATGATTTTTCATTCAAAGTAGTTAGGTAAAACATGCCATATACAAAAGAAGAACTCAAGAACAACACATTCTATCAGAATTTGCTTGATGAAGATGAACAGCAATATCTAGCAGAAAGGGATAGACTAAAAGTAAAAATAGCAGTTTCTGGCTCTGCTTATGATGGTAGTTTAGTCACAAGAGATGAAAATAATACCATCAAGCTTTTTGAAAATCCTTACACAGGAGAGTTGTATGATGATGAAACATCTACTTTATACGCAACAACAGTCGTAGATCAGTTGAAGGATGATGATACAATCAATGAAATAATAGATAGAGATATAAGAGAGCTGTAATGTCTAGCCAACTAAAACAACCAGATAAAGATAGATTACTTCGTGGAATTACAAAAAGAGTGGGTAATAAGCCATATGAGAATGGTAATTGGGGTGAAAACTCTGTCAAAGATAGAGTGCTTATTGAATTATTTGATGAGGGTGGCAATTTTATAGAATTTCAAGATTTGAGTATGGCCGAAGCTTTTGCCGAAACCGAAAATGTATTTATCAAATTAAAACCTGCAAAAAATCTAAAAGAAAACTTCGGATTTGAAACAGGCACTTTTCAAATAAAATACCGATTTCTAAGAGAATTAGCTGGTAGAGAAAAACCAGTCTTACTAAGAACTAAGCCGGGCTTTGAAGATGAAATCTATGTTCTGAATGAAGATGCTAGTAACATTCATATTGACAATACGGGTAAAATTTTCAAAGGAACTACAGAGCAATACAATGCTAATCCTGAAATTGCAGAAACTCTGCTAATTACAGACTACAAATATATAATTGACGCTGTATCGAACACAAGAACAGAAGTCAGGCTAAGAGCAAAAAATATTGAGGACTCTATTATAGGTGGTGGGAATGGGCATCAATATATCACAGATTTTCAAAAATTACAAGAGTCTACAAGAGTAGAAAATATAGAACAGAATATATCTTTTGTTGAAGTTTTTCAAGACCCTTCAACAATACCTGGCTTTGGTGCGGGTTCGGGACCACCACCTACTAATTTCAATACTTCTAAAGATTTAGAAATTACTACAAATCCAGGTGGTTTTGTTTTTACTAACAATATGATTGGCGGCACAATCACTTTACCAAATGCCTTTTTAACAGGTTTCGAAACTACAAGGGTAAGAACAGAATTAAACATAATTTCCAATGATACTTTTGAAGATATAGAGGTTGATGTAAATACCGGACAACCAGCGGTAATCGAAGCACCGTGGGATTCAAGTTTACACAGTGATGCTATCAAGTTGATAAATTGGACTTCTGGTTTTAACGGACTTACGGAGACACCACATGCTGGTAGTGCGGGTATAGGATATCACGCAAAATTTGTCAGAGGTGAAGGTAATCAAGGTGGAAATTGTTTGAAGTTTATAGACCAAAACAATGTATTTGTAGATTACGAATCTTGGCCGGTGACAGACGCACACAGAGAATTGTCAGTTAAACAAGAAATATTAGAACTACAATCACTTGGTGCATCAGCAGGCGATGATATTAACATTACTTTTGATATGAAAAGTACACTCATTGGTAAAGGTGTTAGTATGGAATTGATATACCCACTTGGTATATTTAACGAACCCAAACCCATCAATCCACCTGATGGTTACTTCGACCCATTCAATCCGCAGGAACCAACTGAACCAATTCCTACATCTCCACCAAATGGATATTTATCGAACACTAGCGGTAATGCATCAACTGTTGA